CCGAACGAAATCCGCAAGTTGCAGGTAATGGGGTTCTATCGGGACGTTGATCTTTCCTCCCCTGTCCCTGAGCGCAATGATATTCAGCGCACAAAGGATAAGCTTGCTGGGGAAGAGATGAACGATCTTGATGATCGTCACCTACTCCTTGAGATGCACGTTGATCTTGATCTTCCTGGCTATGAAGATGTCGGTAAGGATGGAGAGCCTACGGGAATTGCCCTGCCGTATGTGGTGACGGTTGAGCGTTCTACTGGAGTGATTCTTTCTATCTACCGCAACTGGAAGCAGGAAGACGAACTTCATCTGAAGCGTCAGCACTTTGTTCAGTATGGGTATATTCCTGGCTTTGGTTTCTACCCATTTGGTCTGATTCATTTGGTTGGTGGTATTGCCAAGTCTGCGACTTCGATTCTTAGGCAGTTGGTTGATGCTGGTACGTTGTCGAATTTGCCTGCGGGTTTGAAGGCGCGTGGTCTTCGGATTAAGGGCGATAGTACGCCACTGATGCCGGGTGAGTTCCGGGATGTGGATGTCCCGTCTGGCGCGATTAAGGACAGCATCACTTTCCTTCCGTACAAAGAGCCGTCTCAGGTTCTTGCTGGTTTGCTTGGGACTCTGGTGGAAGAGGGTCGTCGGTTTGCTTCTATTGCTGATCTTCAGATTGGTGATGCGAATCAGAACGCCCCGGTGGGGACAACGCTTGCTTTGATGGAGCGGGCGATGAAGGTGATGTCTGCGGTGCAGGCGCGTCTTCATGCCTCCATGAAGCAAGAGCTTGATCTGCTTGTGGATATTATTCGCACTCACATGCAGGGTGACTACGACTACGAGACTGACATGGGCGCCACCCGCACGGATGATTATGATGGCAGGATTGATGTAATTCCGGTCACGGACCCGAATGCTGCTTCTTTGTCTCAGCGTGTGGTTCAATATCAGGCGGCTCTTCAGTTGGCGCAGCAGGCGCCTCAGATGTATGACTTGCCGGAGTTGCATCGTGAGATGCTGACGGTTCTTGGGATTCAAGACCCGGGCAAGATCATTCCTTCTGAAAAAGACAAGAAGCCCATGGACCCGGTGTCTGAGAACATGGCGATTCTGTCCGGTAAGCCGGTCAAGGCGTTCTTGTATCAGGATCATGAGGCGCACATCAAAGTCCACATGGCTGCGATGCAAGATCCCAAGATTCTTCAGTTGGTTGGGCAGTCTCCCCAGGCCGGGCCTATGCAGGCCGCTGCCATGGCTCACATTTCTGAGCATATTGGCTTCCAGTATCGCAGGGAGATTGAGAAGCAGTTGGGTGTTGAGCTTCCGCCGCCTGATGAGCCTTTGCCTGAAGATATTGAAATCGCTTTGTCTCAGTTGGTGGCAGACGCGGCGCAGAAGCTTCTTCAGAAAGATCAAGCTGAAGTGCAGCAGCAGCAGGCGCAGCAGCAGATGCAGGACCCAGTGGTCCAGGCACAAATGCAGGACATGCAGAACAAGAGGGATGAGATTCGGCGCAAGGTCGAAAAGGATCAGGCCGATATTGCGCTTCGCCGCAATCAGCAGCGGATTGAGGAAGAGCGCATTGCGTCTCAAGAGCGGATTGCTGGGGTGAACGCTGGCATCAAGGCTGCTTCTCAGAAGCAGATTAATGACCAGAAAGGCGACTTTGATGCCGCCAGGATTAAGCTTGATGCGTTCCAGATTGGCGCAAAATTAGCAAGGGATAAGTAATGCAGCCTGTACATGAAGATTCGTTGGAGTATTTGCGTAAGAAAATCCGCGAGATGATGAACGATCGTGCGGATTTTGTTGCGACTGGTGCCGCAGAGGATTGGGCTGCGTACAGATACCAAGTTGGAGTTATTGAAGGGCTTGCAAGAGCCGAGCGTGAATTACTCGATTTAGCTGAAAAGCTAAGTGAGCAAAACTAATCGCCCATTGTGGGTGCTGGGTATCACACAACCCTAAAAGTGTGCAGAGGGATTAGTATGTTGAATGTTGATATAAAAGCACCAGACGAAGAATCAAGGGGTGCAACGCAGCTACCAGAGCCAAAGGGCTTTAAGTTGTTGATTGCTCTTCCAGAAATGGAAGAAAAGACCGACGGTGGTATTATCCTGCCAGAACAGGTTCGCTTAAATGAAACTATTGCAACCATGGTGGGATTTGTGTTGAAAATGGGTCCAATGGCGTACCAAGATAACGCCAAGTTCCCTACTGGCCCCTGGTGTGATGTTGGAGATTGGGTTGTGTTTCGTGCTTATAGCGGCACTCGTCTTAAGATTCATGGTAAGGAGTTCCGCCTTATCAATGATGATACCGTTGAAGCTGTTGTAGAAGACCCACGGGGGATTGCACGGGTATGAGTGAAGCTCGCAAAACCGACGAAGAGGACTTTGAAGTAGAGATTGTGGACGATACTCCAGAGGAGGATCGTGGTCGTCCTGTTGCTCCTGAAAAAACGGAGAGTGATGCCGACATTACGGTCCCCGAAGATGAGTTGCATCGGTATCGGGATGACGTTCAAAAGCGGATTAAGGAGCTTTCTTTTAAGACCCATGCGGAGCGCAGGGCCAAGGAGCTTGCCGCCAAAGAGCGTGACCACGCGATTGATTTGGCCAACAAGCTGGCCGAAGAGAATAAAAAGTACCGGGAGTTGGCTGGGAATAACGAGCAGTTTGCCGTTAATCAGGCCAAGACCCGGGCTGAGTCTGAAATCAACGCAACCAAAAGGCTTTTGAAAGAGGCTTTTGAGGCGGGTGAAACAGACAAGTTTATTGAGCAGCAGGAAAAGCTTCAGCGGTTGGTGACGGAACACGAGCGGTATTCCAATTACCAGCCAGCTCCTCAGCCTGAAGTTCAATACGATATTCCCAAGCCCAGGCCCCAGCCGGATTCAAAAGCCGTGACTTGGGCCAGCCGCAATCCTTGGTTTGAGGGTGGCAGCGAGCTTGAGAAAGAAATGACGGGATACGCCTACGCGGTTAGCGATATGTTGATTCGCGATCAGAGGGTGGACCCGACAAGCGATAAGTATTTCCAGGAAATTGACAGCCGTGTGAAGCGTCGGTTTTCTGAATACTTTCAGTCTCCTGAGCCGGAAGTTGACGCGACGGTAAAGGCATCCACGGTAGTAGCTCCCGCCACACGGACAGCAAAGACTACCAGCAAAGTGCGTCTAACCCCTACCCAGGTTTCCCTGGCGCGCCGTTTTGGCTTAACTCCAGAGCAATACGTTGCTCAGTATATGAAGGATTACGGTCATGGCTGACCGCACCCCCCGCGACCTTGAGACCCGCGAGCGCGATATGCGTCCGATACCTTGGAAGCCTCCTTCGATTCTCCCTGATCCAAAACCGGAGCCAGGGTATGTCTATCGCTGGATTCGCACATCTATGATGAATAGTGCGGATAACACCAACGTCAGCAAGCAGTTTCGCGAAGGGTACGTCCCTGTTCGCGCTGAAGATCATCCTGAACTGATGCTGTCTCCGATTGCCGATGGCCCATTCAAGGGAAACATCGAAGTCGGTGGTCTTCTTCTCTGTAAGATTCCTGAAGAGGTGGTGAAGCAACGCGCCACTTATTATACGAATCTAGCGCAGCAGCAGATGGAGAGCGTGGACAACAACCTTATGCGCGAGAGTGATCCGCGTATGCCCGTTCTGCGCCCAGAGCGGTCATCTCGGACCACATTTGGCCGTGGTCCAAGGGAATAATCTCTTGGGCTGCATATCCTCAATCCTAGAAGAAAGGTAACGGAAAATGGCTTCGACGCTTGCTCCGTATGGGCTTCGCCCCATTAACCTTCTGGGTGGGCAGGGCTATGCTGGTTCGACTCGCCTTTATGCGATTCCTGCCAGCTATGCTGTGAACATTCAGTATGGTGACCCGGTGATCATCACCAACACGGGTTCTACCCGTGGCTATCTGGCTCGCTTCAACGCGACCACCACTGCCACGACTGTCACCTCAACGGGTGGCGGCTTTGGCTTTGTTGGCGTGTTTGTGGGCTGCACGTTCACCGACCCGACCTACGGGAAGGTGTTCCGTCAGAACTACACGTCTGGCAATTCCGCTTCTGACATCCAGGGCTATGTTGTGGATGACCCGGACGCGCTGTTCCAGATTCAGGCTGACGACACCCTGGCGCAAACTGCGCTTGGCTGTAATGCGGCTTTGATTCAGACGGTTGCTGGTAACTCTGGCGCCAACATCAACTCTGGTGTTGCTCTGGACGCATCCAGCATTGCGACCACCAACACTCTGCCTGTTCGTATTGTTGATTTTGTCAACAGCACGACCAGCGCGATTGGTGACGCATACACCGATGTCATTGTGCGTATCAACACGCACTTCCACCGTACTGGCAACACCGGCTCTGCCGGTACTGCCGTATCGTAAAGGAGGCTGTGACCTATGGCTATTAGTCGCGCACAGCTACTCAAGGAACTGCTTCCGGGTTTGAACGCTCTGTTCGGTCTGGAATACAAGCGGTACGCTGAGGAGCATAAGGAAATCTACGAGACCGAGAACTCGGAGCGTTCCTTTGAAGAAGAAGTGAAGCTGTCTGGCTTCGCTGCTGCCCCCGTCAAGAACGAAGGCGCTGCGATTGCGTATGACAACGGCCAGGAAGCCTGGACCGCGCGTTATACGCATGAAACTATCGCTTACGGGTTTGCCATCACCGAAGAGGCGATGGAAGACAACCTGTACGATAGCTTGTCTGCCCGTTACACCAAGGCGCTTGCGCGCTCGATGGCGTACACGAAGCAGATCAAGGCTGCGTATCCGTTGAACAGCGGCTTCACCAGCTACAACTCTGGTGACGGCGTGACCCTGTTCAGCACGGCGCATCCGCTCGTGTCTGGTGGCTACAACAGCAACCGCCCTTCCACCAACTCCGACCTGAATGAAACCTCCCTTGAGGCGGCTGTCATTCAGATCGCGGCTTGGACGGATGAACGCGGCCTGCTGATTGCGGCTCGCCCGCGCAAGCTGATTGTTCCCACGGCCAATATGTTTGTTGCCACTCGTTTGCTGGAAACGGAACTCCGTACCGGCACGGCTGACAATGACATCAACGCCCTGAAGAACAATGGCTCGATCCCGGAAGGCTACACGGTCAACCACTTCTTGACCGACCCGACCTCCTGGTATCTCACCACGGACGTTCCCAACGGCATGAAGCACTTTGTGCGTTCTCCGCTGGCGACCTCTATGGATGGGGACTTTGACACGGGTAACGCTCGCTATAAGGCTCGTGAGCGTTATAGCTTCGGCGTGTCTGATCCGCTGGGCATCTTTGGTTCGCCGGGTTCAACCTGACGACCAGGGCAGGGGGAGAAATCCCCCTGTCTTCTAAACATTTCTCTTGCGGGAATGCTTTGAAGACAGGCATAATAGCTATGCCACCGGGGTAATCCGGTCCTACTGACTGTCCCGGCAGATCAGCACGAAACAGTAGGGCTTTAATGTGCAGAGGGTAAAATGGCTTTTACCACATTTTCCGGCCCAGTCCGTTCCGGTACCGTTCGCGAAGGCGCTGGTCGTAACACTGGTCTTGTTGTTCTTGCTCAGTCTTATAACAGTGGTGATTTGACGGGCGACGTTGTTGGCAATGTGGATGCTGTGGCTTTCAAAATCCCGCAGGGTTCTCAGATTGTTGACATCACTGTTGACCAGATCGTTGCCGCTACGGCTGGCACGACCACGGTTTCTGTGGGTACGGCTTCTGGCGGCGCGCAGCTTATGGCGGCGGTTGCCACCACGGCTGGCGGGCGTTTCCGTGGTACTGCGACTGCGGCTACCCAGGCTGCGTGGCAGACTTCCACATCTGCCGACACCACGGTCTATGTTCGTGTTGCTGTTGGCACGGCCACTCTGACGGCTGGGCAGTTCATTCTGACTGTCTCGTATGTCCAACGTGCATCTAACGGCGCACAGAATCCTGCCAGCGCCTAATAGCTAAGGAGGGTTCTGCGTCATGCAGACAGATGTTCTTGCTAGTGCCGTAACCACGGCAACTGGCGTTGTGCAAGACCAATCGGGAAACCCTATTGGTAGGTGCCGCATTAAAGGCGTTTATATAGTTCCGCAGGCTGGGGCTGGAAGCGTTGCATTTGAAGATGGCGTTCTCGGCCCCACAAAGATGACGGTTAATACCTTGGCGTCTTCCACTGGACCTACATATGTCCTTCTTCCAGGAGAAGGGATTTTGGTTCAGTCTGGGATTCACGTTACTATAACCGCCGTTGCTTCTGTGATGGTGTTCTATGGCTAAGACCCCGGCATGGCAGCGTTCTGAGGGTAAGAACCCAAAGGGCGGATTAAATGCTAAGGGCCGGGCGTCTTATAACAAGGCCAACCCAGGGAAACCTGGGTTGAAGGCCCCTCAGCCGGAGGGTGGTCCACGGAAGAAGAGCTTCTGTGCCAGGATGACTGGCATGAAGAAGAAGCTTACTTCATCCAAGACGGCCAATGACCCTAACAGTAGGATCAACAAATCCTTGCGCGCATGGAAATGCTGACATGGTAGATAACCAAGAATCAGCCAAGCATGTTGTTGATGCCCTATCTATAGGAACGGTGGTAGGAACATTGGCTGGCATTCTCCCTAGCGTCGCGGCGATATTCACGATTATTTGGACGACCATTCGTATTTACGAAACGGATACCGTTCAAAAGCTTTTAGGGAAAAAACCGTTCCCTAAAATCAGCCCTGATTAACTTTGGTGTGATATGGAAATCCCAAAGATTACGCCCGTGATACAGTTTGCCACGGCGGCGTTTGCTTTGGCTGTTGGTGGTTATAGTGCCGGTGAGAAGTTTGGCTGGTTTAAGAATGACATCATAGTCTGGACGCCTGAGCATTTTAGGATTGAGCCAGCTAAGATTGGTAATCCGGTCAGCGTCACTGTTGCCAGGATAAAGAAGCGGGACGACTGCTCTGTTGAGTCTTTCAATGTCACGGTTAGGGATGGCTCTGGTGTAATCCATGAGGCCACGCCCAGCATGACTAGGTTTACTGGGCCTGCCGGTCCAGACATTGATACGTTTACTTATTACCTGTCAATTTCTGACAAGGAGCCTATTGCTGCTGGCAAGGCAACTTTGTTGGCTACGATCAAGTACAAATGCCCGGAAGGAGAGAGGACCGTGACATATCCACGGCATCAGAACCTCACCTTCATGTTGGAGAAATGAGATGGAGAGCATTCTTAATCTCGTTCGCACGGTTGCCCCAAGCATAGCTTCGGCTGTTGGTGGTCCTTTGGCCGGTATTGCTGTTCGCACCATTTCTGAGGTTCTTCTGGGTAAGCCAGACGGCACTGAAGCGGAGCTAGAAGAGGCTGCTGCCAAAGCCACGCCGGAACAACTGCTGGCTTTGAAGAAGGCAGAGCAAGAGTTCACTGTTCGTATGCGTGAATTGGACATTGATCTTGAACGCATTGGGAATAGTGATCGTGATTCTGCGCGAGACCGTGAGGTTAAGACCAAAGATTGGATGCCACGGGCATTGGCGATTGTGATTGTCGGCGGGTTTATGCTGACGGTGTTTTTGGTTCTTATGGGGTATGTTGAGGGGATGAAAGACCCGCTCATGGCTACTACCGTGGGAACTCTAATTGGGTTTGTCTCGGCCAAATGCGAGCAAGTGGTTGCATACTACTTTGGTTCTTCTGCTGGGTCGAAGGCTAAGGATGAGGCAATGAGCAATATGGTGCGGAAATGAAGTCTAACTTTGAAGAAGCCCTGAAGTTTGTGTTGCACCACGAAGGGTTGTGGGCTGATGACCCGCGTGATCCCGGAGGCGCGACTATGAAGGGCGTTACTATCGCTGTGTACAAGGAGTACATGGGCCGGGATGTGACCAAGGATGAGCTTAGGAACATTCCAGACAAGCATCTCTTTGATTTGTATAAGACGCGCTACTGGGACAAGGCCAAGTGCGATGATTTGGCCGCTGGAGCGGACTTGGTTGTGTTTGATCTGGCCGTAAACGGGGGTGTTGGCCGTGCGGCTAAGATTCTTCAGCGTTGTGTTGGAGCAGTAGAGGACGGAGCTATTGGTCCAAAGACAATGGCTTTAGTAAATGCTGTTCCTGCAAGTGAACTTGTGGCAAAGTTCTCGGAAGAACGGCGCAGCTTTTACAGAGGTCTCAAGGCATTTGAGCATTTTGGCAAAGGCTGGCTCAGGCGCACTGACGAATGTGAAATCAAATCCATGAACATGATAGGAGACAAGTGATGAACATGAACAAGAAGACTCGGATGCCCAAGATGGAATCCGAAATGCGTCCTGAAGGCATGGGTATGCCCCGTTTTGGCGCTCGCGCCATGCGTCCTGGTGGGATGGCGAAGGGTGGCAAAATCCATGAGGATGCCGCCATGGACAAGAAGCTTATCCGCAAGGAGATTTCTCGTGCGGAAAAGATGGAAGAGAAGTCCGAAAAGAAGGAAATGAAGAAGGGTGGCAAAGTTATGCCAGCCGGTGCCAAGAAGATGGCCAAGGGTGGCGGTGTTGAGACCAAGGGCAAGACTAAGGGAAGGTTTATCTGATGGTGCGCTTAACTGAAGATCAGATGCGTAGCCGCCTAGAGCGTGAGGCAGCTATTCAAGAATATATAGATAATCTTAGGCGTCGCTCTGGGTCAGGAAGTGCAAATATTCCATTCGGGCGCGGCCCCCGTCGTATTCCCAGTTCTGGGGGTCAGCTCTCAGGTGAAACGGCAACAGAAGGGGCTGGCGCTGCCCGAGCCGTTCAATCTTCAGCGCCTTCAGGCGCGCTGGGGAGTCCTGAAAGCACGGAAAGCACGGAAGAAGCAACTGCGGCGGCTGCTATTCAACAATATCGTGGAAGGCCAATGCCGTACGTTGGTGAGGGCGGCACACTTCAGCCCGCTATGCGTATGCCCGGGGTGGGTGAGGGCGGAACGCTTCAGCCTGGAAGCGGCATGGCCGCTCCTGAGCCCCCTGATGAGCTTCAGCAGGCGCTATCCCGTTCCCGTGTTGATCGTCAGCGGCAGCGTAATCGCCCTACTACCCGCATGACTCCCGCTGCTTCTGAGGCAGATGCTCTTAATCAGCGTGAGCTTGATCGTATTGCTGCGGCTCGTGGCGTTCTAGGCGGGGGTGATATTCAGCCTCCGGCTGAACGGTCATTTCTTGATCGCCTTGGTCTTCGTCGCACCAACGAAACTGGTGAAGGTGCGCCTAGCACTGGTGATTTCATGGAAGATGTCCGTGGTCTTGGCCGCACTCTTGGCATGAAAAAGGGCGGCAAGGTTAAGAAAATGGCGAAGGGCGGCGTGGTGAAAGCCCCGTCTGCTTCTCGTCGTGGTGATGGCATCGCCGCTCGCGGCAAAACAAAAGGACGTATGGTATGAAGCACTATCAAAGCGGTGGGGCTGTCCCTGCCCCTGGAAAAGTTCCAGGCGAAGGTGGCCGCAAGTCTCGTATGCGGGACATGATCTCCGATGAAGAGCGTCGTGAGCTTGATGCCCCTCTTCGCCCCGAAGACTTTCAGCGTCCTGCACCCAAGATGAAAAAGGGTGGGATGGTGAAGAAGTATGCCGCTGGCGGTATGACCCGTGGCGATGGTTGCGCTACTCGGGGCAAGACTAAAGGCCGGATGGTATGATTGCTACGTTGCTTGGCGCTTTAGTGGGTGCGGTTGGCTTCCGTTTGCGGGGGTCTGCTATCTTTGAAGAAATCACTGGGCGTGGAGCAACGACAGCCAGGATCGTCTGCTGGGCAATCCCCATGGGGCTGGTATCTCTGTATCATGTTCCGTGGGAATGGGCCTGGGCCATCTCCGTTGGGTTCTTCCTTGGGGCTTGCCCTGGCTGGTATCATTGCACTGACCTAGGCCGGGACGATGGTAAGGTGGTCCGTGACTACGTTATCATGACTATCCGGGGTCTGGTTTGGACGCTTCCTGCGGCTTTGGTTATGGCATACTTCAACACCAACGCTTCTAGTGCCATGATGATTGCGGGTTTGCTTTGCCCGTTAGCCTACACGATTGGATGGAAGATTCCGTCTAAAATCAAAGGCTTACATCAAGGGCCTGAGCTTGGTGAGTTTATCTTTGGTGGCATGGTTGGAGCTTCAGTGATCCTATGAAAAAGCCAGAGAAGATTCGTAAGGTCATGCGGGAGTTTAAGGAAGGCTCTCTCAAGTCCAGTAGTGGGCAGAAGGTGAAGAACCCGAAGCAGGCTATTGCGATTGCGCTTTCCGAAGCCTCCCGAATGAGAGAGGGTGGGCGGGTAAAGATGGCTGCTGGTGGGCAGACATCTTCGGGATCGAAGGCCAAGAACCCTGGGCTTTGGTCCAAGGTTAAGTCTGAGGCACGGTCCAAGTTTGATGTGTATCCTAGTGCCTATGCTAATGCCTGGGCATCTAAGGAGTACAAAAAGCGTGGCGGTTCCTGGGGCGGCAAGGACAATAGGGTCAAGAAGGATGGCTAAGGGCGGTCTTGGCAAGTGGTTTGGCGAGAAGTGGGTTGATGTAAAGACCGGGAAGGACTGTGGCCGGAGCGGTTCTGAGAAGTCAAAGCGGGGGTATCCTGCTTGTCGCCCCAAGGCCGCTGCCTCAAAAATGACTGTCTCTGAAAAAGCTTCCATGGTAAAACGCAAGACAGGCCCATCAAGGCAGTCGTGGCCGGTATCCCCTTCTGGTAAAAGGAAAGGTCCGCGTCCGTAATGACAACTTCTGGCACCGCAGTATGGAACCTAGACATCGCTGATCTCATTGAGGAGGCGTATGAACGCGCTGGCCTTGAGGCGCGTACTGGGTATGACTTCCGCACAGCGCGACGTTCGCTGAACATCCTTTCGGCAGAGTGGTCCAACCGTGGTCTGAACCTGTGGACAGTTCAGGAGAACACTCTTGTTCTAACGCCCGGGGTGAAGACTTATCAGCTTCCATCCGATACGATTGACATTATTGAGACCATGATCCGGGTGAATACCAGTGGTTCTGCTCTTGATTACACCGTGTCTCGTATTGGTGTGGGTGACTATGCAGCACTACCAAACAAGAACACGACGGGCAGGCCCCTACAGATTTATGTAAACAGACAGGTCAATCCTGAGTACACGCTTTGGCCTGTGCCTGATCTGCCTTATACGATCTTGTATTGGACCATGCGTCGCATTCAGGATGCCACGGCAGCTTCTGACGTAATGGATATGCCGGTGCGGTTTGTTCCATGTCTGGCCGCTGGCTTGGCCTATCAGATCGCAATGAAGAGGCCGGAAGCTGCTAGTCGGCTACAAATGCTCAAGCAGGAATATCTGGAGCAATTCCAGTTGGCTGCGGATGAAGACAGAGGCAGGGAACCCGCAAGGTTTGTTCCCTGGTCTTCTTATCCATGAGTGTGAAGTTTGCCCGTGGCAATAAGGCTTACGCTTTTTGTGATCGCTGTTATCAGCGTTATGACCTTAAAGATTTGACATGGCAGGTTGTGAACCAGATACCTACTGGGTTGAAGGTTTGCGATGAGTGTAATGACGTTGACCATCCTCAGTATCAGTTGGGCAAGTTCCCAATCAATGATCCTGTGGCTTTGCAAGACCCCCGCCCGGACATCAATCCTGGCAGAAGCATTCCTGGTTGGAACCCTGTTGGCAATTCTGCCACGACAATGAACGGGAATGCTGGTATTATCAATGTGTACACCCCGTAGGAGATTGTGTGATGGGTAAGGCTTCAACACCGACGAGCATGGAAATGAAGAAGTACGGGCGTAATGTTGCTCGTGCGATGAATCAGACGGGCCGGGCTGTCGGCAAGAGTGCTGGCGATCCCTGGAAGTCCGTGTCTGCTGACCAGGGTTACAATACTGGCAGCATGGTCAAGATGCCCAAGAATGCCCCAGCCCCGGATCAGGCTATTGTTGCCAATGAGGGTAGCCCGAAGAAGGCCACGAAAATCCGTGGCACTGGCGCGGCAACCAAGGGTATTATGGCTCGCGGTCCTATGGGCTGAGGATAGTTTGTCATGAACTACGCGACGTTAGTTGCTCTTCTTCAGGACTATACGCAGAACTCATCTACTGAGTTTGTGGCTGCTATTCCTGAGATTGTGAAGTTGGCTGAGGACCGGATTTATCAGTCCGTCCAAATCCCTGCGCTGAAGCGCAATGCAACGTCGAACTTTGTGATGAACAATAAGTATCTGGCGTCTCCCACGGATTTCCTAGCCTCTTATGCGATGGCAGTGAAAAGCGCCACTGGCGTCTATTCATATTTGCTTGAGAAGGAAGTGGGGTATATCAATGAGGCATTCCCTGATCCGTCTGCTACGGGCGTACCCAGGTTCTATGCCTTGTTTAATGACGATACGTTTGTAGTATCTCCTACGCCTGATGACTTCTATGAGGTTGAGCTTCATTATTTCTATGAGCCGCCTAGCATTGTGGATGCTGGCAACTCATGGCTTGGCGACAACACGGAAAGCGTTCTGTTCTATGGGTGTTTGGTTGAAGCCTACACCTATATGAAGGGTGATGCTGATCTTCAGACGCTGTACCGTGCAAGGTACGATGAGGCTCTTGGTAGGCTGAAGGTTCTTGGCGAAGGCCAGGATAAGCGCGATAACTTCAGGCTTGATCTCCCACGGATTGTGCCGACCTAAGAGGTTGCAATGGCCATTGTTCAAGCCTTCTGTACGAGCTTCAAGAAGCAGCTTCTGGAGGGTGTGCATGATTTCCGTTCGGTAGGCGGCAACACCTTTAAGGTGGCGCTGTACACGGAGGCGGCTAACATCAATTCCACCACCACTGCTTATTCCACCACTGGTGAGATTGTGGCTGCTGGCTACACTGCTGGTGGTTTGACTCTGACGAACATAACTCCAAGTGAGTATAATCAGGCTGGGGTGTGTTCGTTTGATAGTGTCACTTGGTCTGGTGTTGCTTTCTCTGCCCGTGGTGCTTTGATCTACAACACGACACCCGCTCATACCTACAGCAATCCAGCTTGTCTGGTATTGGATTTTGGGATTACTCGGTCTGCTGTGAATGGCACGTTCACACTGAACTTCCCTCAGATCACTGATCTGAGTGCGATTGTGAGGATCAACTGATATGGCCTTTGTGATTGCGGATCGCGTCCGGGAAAGCTCGACAACCACAGGGACTGGCAACTTCACGCTTGGTGGGGCTGTTATTGGTTACCAGACATTTGACACTGTTTTGAATACCGGGGACACGACCTACTACACGATTGCAGATCAGGGTGGGACAAACTGGGAAGTTGGCATTGGCACGTTTACGTCGCCATCCACTCTGGCCCGTACAACCATTCTATCTTCCAGCAATGGCGGCAGCATTGTCACTTTCACTGCTGGTACGAAGGATGTGTTTATCAGCCTTCCTGCCAGCAAGACTAATACTAATGACCAGCCAAATGTAATTTCTGTTAATAGCACTTCTGCTGCTCTCCGCATTACCCAAACCAACGCCACTGGTAACGCACTGGTGGTTGAAGATGAAGCCAATCCTGATAGCAGTCCGTTTATTATTGATACTACAGGTCGGGTACTTGCTGGTGTAGGAACAACTAGTCTGGCTCTTAGCGGCGTCATACAGTCAGCGGTGGGCGGGGCAACGCTTTCTGCTCTGACCACCAATACAGGCACCACTTCCGCTCGTACGCACTGGCGCCTTGGTGTGAATGACGTGGAAGTGGCTGGTATTGGGACCAGCGGCACCTCCATGACCATTCTTACGAATGCCGTGCAACGATTACTCATGACTAATACCGGGGCGACTTCGCTCACGGTAACTGGCACCGGGGGCGTTTCTGGTTTGGCGCTTTCAGTGGTCGGTACAAATTTGTCTGGCGCCACAACAAATGTTGGTGTCAATGTACCGGCAACTTTCGGGCTTGGCGCTACTGTTCGCGGTATTGGCGTTCAGACAACTATTGCTACCGAAGCCGGTGGCGCAGGTCTTAATACTGGGTCTGGTTTTCGCGCAATCCAAGGTACCTTTGGAACCGCTGTTACAAATCAGTATGGCTACTGGGCTGACAGCACTCTTACAGGCGGCGCGAACAACTATGGCTTTTTCTCTGATATTGCATCAGGCGCTAACCGCTGGAATTTCTATGCCAATGGCACTGCTGATAACTACTTTAATGGCAACGTTGGCGTTGGAACCACAACTCTTGGCTCCAAGCTGACAGTAAACGGTGATGTAGCAGGCACGTTCTTTGTCAACCCAACAACGGTGTCAGCTAACTACACAGTTCCAACCAATTACAACGCAATGACGGCTGGACCGATAACTGTCGCGAGTGGTGCAGTAGTCACCGTTCCGTCAGGCAGCACATGGACGGTGGTTTGACATGCCCGTAAAGCTCAACTCATCCGGTGGCGGTTCCGTCACCCTTACCACGCCCAGCACGGCGAGTGATTTCACGGCCACGTTCCAGGCAAATACTGGGGATGTAGTGACGACTGGCAGTTCTGCTGCTGTGACTCCGACAATGCTTTCACAGCCTCTAACACGCGGCACCGCGCAAACTACCACCAGCGGTACCAGTATTGATTTCACCGGCATTCCGTCATGGGTAAAGCGGGTTACGGTGATATTCAAAGGGGTTAGCACGAACGGGACAACCTCAATCCTTGTGCAGCTTGGGGATTCTGGTGGTGTTGAAAATACAGGATACGTTTCAACAAGCGTTCAACTGTCAACAGCGGCGGGTCTTGCCGATAGCTCAACTGCTGGTTTTGTTATCCGGTCGGCGACGGCTGCAAACGTGTTTTCTGGGTCTATGGTAATTATGAATATCACCGGAAATGACTGGGTTTCGCAACACTCAGTAAAACAGACCACAACCGCTATTGCTTGTGGTGCTGGCGATAAAACCCTATCCGATACTTTAGACCGTGTTCGCATTACCACCGTAAACGGCACAGACGCCTTTGATGCCGGTAGCATCAACATTTTGTATGAGTGAGGAATAACCCATGCCCATCACAATTTCTGGCTCCACGGGTATCTCGGGTGTTGACGGCTCTGCCTCCACCCCGGCGGTGCAGGGTGCCGACACGAATACGGGTATGTTTTTTCCTGCCGCTGACACGATTGCCTTTGTTGAAGGCGGCACGGAGGTTATGCGTATCAACTCCAGTGGCAACGTGGGTATTGGGACGAGTTCACCGGGTAGCCTTCTTACCGTAAATGGCAATCTCGCGTTTAACTCTGGTTATGGCTCTGCTGCGGTGGCATATGGTTG